AACGTGCTGCTGGGGGGCAGGTAATAGGTGGCCACCGGGGTGTCGGTGCCCACGGTCGGCGCGCTCGCCTTGTTGTAGAGCTTGAGATAGCGGGCGCTGGCGCTGGCATTGTAGCCGCGCGCCCGGAACAGGTCGGCCGCGCTGGTCTTGACGCTCGTGGCGTTGGTGGTGGCAGCGGCGGAAAGCAGGCGGTTGGTGCTGCCTGGTTTCTTGGCACGGTCCCAGGTGGTGCCGTTGAAAACCATCGGCCGGGCATAGGTGTTCAAGCCATTGACGCTGCCCGAAGCGTCCACTCCGATGCCGGTCACGATGCTGGCAATCGAGCCCACGTACCCGATCGCGGTGAGCACTTCGCCCCGCGCCGTCAACTGCACGTTGCCACGCTGCCCGTCAGACAGCGTCGGCTGCGTCACGTTGTAGACCCCGCCAACCTTCACCGGGTTTCCGGTGTCGGCCGCGCCGGCCGCGACGTTGCCCAGGCTGGCGACATTGCCCGAAACGCCGCCGGAATGGCCCACGGTCACGGCCAGGGACGTGCCTCCGGGTGATCGCACCCAGACATTGGCGGCATTGCCCACGATGGTGCCCTGGCGATAGACCGTCACGCCAGCCAGGTCGGTGGCCGGGGCCGACGCTCCACCAAAGCACACTTTCACCGGCTGCTGGCCGATATTCTGCAAAAGCACGTCGGCGTTGGCGGCTGCGGGAAGAGTGGCGGCAATGTCCTGCCAGGTGCCATTGGCGGCAAAGCTGCTCTGGGTGGCGGCTGCCATCTGCATCTCCTTGGAAAGCGGGATATTGATAAAGGGCCGGGTGCGCACGGCAACCACGCGCACCCGGAAACGGGCCTTACTGGCCGCCCACGCCCAGATTGGTCTGGCGGCTGGCGACCACAGCGGCAGTGATCTTGCCGGCCGTGGCGTTGCTGCCACCCACGGTGTAGTAAAGCCGCAGGTAACGTGCGTTCACGCCTTCCTCGATGGAGGCCGGCACTTTGAACTGATAGCCAGCGGCCAGGCTGGCCAAGGGCACCACGGCCCCGCTCGCCACCGTGGTCCAGGTGGCGTTGTCGGCCGAAACCTGCACGCCCACCTGCAGGTTGGTGAGGCCGGCAAAGGCCTGCGTCACCGTCACGGCCAGGTCCACTTCCTGCCCACGGCCCAGATCGCGCACCAGGGGTGCATTGGCGCCAAAGGGCGTGCCGGTGGCGCCCAGGTCGATGACATTGGCCGATGCGGCAGAGGCGGTGATCGCCTGGGCATCGCTGAGCAGCAGCGTGTTGTCGAAAATCATGTGTCAGTGCTCCGAAAAGGAAGGGGGCCTGCCCCGGCGCCAACAGCCATCGGCCGCTGGCGCCAAGGCCATCGCGTCAGGCGACGAGCGCTTCGTTGGTGACGAGCGCATCGGTCTCGCGGATCGGAATGCCGCGCCAGGTCATCACTTCCTCGCCCTGGATTTCCATGGGCGTGAGACGCACGAAGTTGTCCACGCCGCTGCGGCCATTGCTGGTTTCGGCGTCCAGCGCCTCGAGCAGCACGCGGTTCATGTAGATCACCGTGCGGCCCGGGCTCACCTGGCCTTCGCGCTCCATGTGATAGGCGCGGCGGCCCTGCATCTTGTAATAGAGCTTGCGCAGCAGCGGGTTGAGCGCCACCGTCCCGGCGATCACGTCCGAAACGTCGATGTTGGCGATGCGCCCGTTGAAGCGCCAGTCCTTCACGCACAGCCCCATGTGCTGGGTGAACTTCTCTTCCTTGACGTAATACGGATTGCCGTTGCCATCGAGCACGCGCTGGCGGCCCATATCCTCGCGCTGCACGCCGGCCGGCACTGCATCGGGCACGATCACGCTGGTCTGCATGTCGCCATGGGTGACGAACCAGATGGAGGCATTGTCCGCCTGCACGCCGCCAGCGTTCACCACATTGGCGTTGGCCAGCGAGTTGTAACGCGGCGCCAGGCCGTGGAACTGCTTCCCGTTCACCTTGACGTCGGAATACCAGATCGCGCTTTCCACGGTCTGCGCGATCGATTCCAGGAAGCCTTGGCCTTCCACCAGCCGCAGCTTGGCCGCTTCGGCGGGCTTGAGGTTGAGCAGCCGCTCGTCCACCGAGGAAAGACCTTCGACAAAGCCGGTCGTGTCCTTCACTTCGGTATAGTTGCCCTTCGACTGGGCGATGCCTTGGTAGAGCGCCCCCCACGAAACGCTGGGCAGGCCGGTGCGGATGGTCGATCGATGCTCCGTGCCGCTATTGCAGGCGATCACGTTGGCATCCTTCATGAAAGGCGTCAGCTGGGTCAGCGCCTCCACCACATCGCCCAGGCCGTCGCCGCCGGCTTTGAGCACGTCGATCAGGTTCCAGTAACTCGAGCCGAGAATGGCCATGAAGCTATCTCCTTACTTCGCTTCTTGGGGGTAGAGACGTTCCCAGACGGGGCGCTGGTTGGCGCTGCCGGCATGGGCACGGGCAAAGCCGCTGTCCTCGCTGAGCAATTGGCCCAGGCGGCGGAACGCGCGGATCATGTCGGGGTGGTTGCCAAAGCCGCTGTCGGCCAGCGCCTGGCGAAACGGATGCCCTTCGGAAAAGCCCAGGGCATCGAGGCCGCGCGCGGCCAGGTGCTCGCTTTCTGCCCGGCGGGCGCCGCCGATTTCGGGATCGGCGGCAAACTCCTCGGCCCAGGCGCGTTTTTGCGCAGCGGCGGCATCGGCAAAGTGGTTCAGCAGGCTTTCCTGCGTGCGCTGCATCACGCCCTGCGCCAGGGGCAACAGTTTGCCGGCCTGGTCGTTGGACAAGCCCAGCTCGCGCAGAACCGGATCGGCACTTTGCAGCAAGTGGGTGTCCAGCGTCATGCCTTCGAGCGCCAGTTCATAGCGTTCGGGCGCACCGATCGCCGGGGCTGCCGTGGGCTCAGCGGCGGCCGGCGGGGGAATCGAACCGGCGCTGGATGGCTCTGCCGCCTGAGTCGGCGGCGCCATCATCTGGGCCGGAGTCGATATCGGGAAGTTCGTCGTATCGGGTGCGGGAATGGGGTCGCTCAAGGCGGTTTTCCTTTGCACTGAGGGCAGCGTCGAGCACGGCCTGCATCGTCGTCAGGCCCAGCGGGTCGTCATTGCGAATGGCCTGTTCCTGGCCGCGATGGGCCAGCGCGATGAGGTCGAAACCCAGGCTGCGCCGCCCTTCGAGGAAAGCGAGCAGGGCGCCATCGGCCCCGCTGGCCATTGCTTGTTGCCCGAGCAGGCCCGCGGCTTGAATCGCTGCGTGAAGGAAGCGGCGGAACTCGGGGCGGGCGATCAGGAAAGCGGCGTCGTCGCTCGCCAGGTTCACGGCTGGATCAGCCGCTTGAGCAGGTTTTCACCGCCCACGTCGGCGCGTGACAGCAGCTCTGCGGCGGCAGCCGCGTCCTTCATCGCCGGCACCATCTGGCTGATCTGCGCTGCCGCCTGCGCGGCATGGGCCGCCTGCCCGCGCTGGGCGCGTAACGCCATCACCTCACTGGCGGGTCGCATGATCCGCGCGGGGGTGCCGGCGCGCCAGGCATATTCCTCCACCGCTTCGTCGAAATCGATTTTGTCGAGCACTTCGGGATGCGCGGCGGCCAGGTTGCCGACAAAGCCCACCACACGCTCGATCTGGCCGATGCCGACCATGCGCTGCATCTGCTGCAGGATGCTCACGAATTCCACGCGCACGCCGCGCCCGTGCAGGGCGGGCGGCGGAGGCGGCAGCATCGCGCCCCGGCTCATGATGGCAAAGGCACGGTCGATCGCCACTTGCAGCTTCTCGTTGGCCACGCGCTCGATCACGGGGCCAAGCTGCGTGAGTTTTTCCTCGTTGCGGCTGGCGATCTCCTCCACGTTGCGGGGCTGCACGCCGCGCATGTTGGTGATCGCGTTGAACAGGTCGGCAAAGCTCAGCCCGTCGATCTGGCGGCGGCACTTGTCCATCTCCTCGCCGATCGCGGCCACGGCCTGGTAGGGCATCTGATAGGGGATCAGCACACCGTCGCGGTCCAGCCCCGATGCCGTAACCGTGCGCCCTGGCTCGCCGGTCAGGCGCACGCCGGGCGGCACGATCTTTTCGGGCTTGACCATCTGGTCGATGGCTTCGTTGCGGCGCTTGGCCTGCATCTGCAATTCGCGCAGCGCGGGCAGCGCTTCCATGCCGGGCGAGTGGCCGTAAGTATCGCCGCCCACCACATCCCAGCGGGGCGCCCAGAACGGCTGTTCGTTATAGCCGGAAAGCTTGAGCAGCCGATCGCCGCGAGACGCGGCTTCCCAATAGACGCTGCGCCAGGCCTTTGAACCAAATCGGTGTGGGTCGTGATCGAGATCGGGCTCGATCGCCTGCATCACCTCGACCACCGCTTCGTACTGGCTGCGGTCATAGAGTGCGCGCACAGCGGGAGAGACGGCGTCGCCAAACGTCTCGACCGCCTGCTTCACGCTCATCGGGCACGTGCGGTACAGCGTGTCGGGCACCAATGCGTCCGACAGGGCAATCCAGTATTCGCCGAACGTCAGCGCGTGGCACACCGCACCCGCGTGCGGGTGCTCCACCATCACGCAGGCTTCGGTGCCGAACAGGCCCATTTCGCCATACCCGGCCTTGGCCGCGCCATAGAAATTGGTCGATGCCAGAAAGGCATAGATCCGCCGTTCCACCGCTGAAAGCCAGGCGCGCACGCCTTCGGCCTCCATCAGGTCGTCATCGGCAGTCTTGAGCGTGAACCATGGCCGCGAGGCGCTCGACAAGCCCGATGTCATGCCATTGGTCAGCGTGCGGAACGCTTCGATGCCATGGGGATCGAACAGCGTTCGGTTCCACTGCCGGCGCCGCGCGCCCGAACGGTCCTTGCCGCCAGACAGGAACCGCGAGCGTGCCGGCTGGGCAAAGCGGGCGATCTGTTCGGCTTCGGCCTCGTAATCCTGGCGCACCGATTTC